TTGCTGCCCCTGGCGTAGTGACTTGGACAGCACATGGCTTATCGGTAAACGACACGATCCGCTTTACCACTACTGGTGCATTGCCCACTGGATTGGCTATCAACACCACATACTATGTGAAGGAAGTGCTTTCAGCTAACACCTTCACAGTGTCTACGTCAGCAGGCGGCGCAGCAGTCACCACAAGCGGCACGCAGTCTGGCGTACAAACTGCTCTCGTTTGGTATGGCGTTGCAGTTGTTGCTGTAGCCAACACCGAAATTACGCTGGCATCTGTCACAGTCCCAGGCTGGTCTATGGGCGTTGGCGGCGGTATGGAGATTGACGCTCTGTTCACGTTGACCAATAACGCTACAGTTAAAACCTTGGGCATGACATATGGTGGTGGCGTTATCTTAGCCGCTGCTGGGGCAAGCAATGCCAGCGCGTCTGTTCAAAAGCTACTATACAATCGTGGTGGCTCGCAAGTTGTTAGCAACTCAACGACTTCTGTTGGTCACGGCCTATCAACTGGTGCGAACGTGTTCCTGAGCGTTGACGCTACAGTAGATCAGACATTTGCAATCACTGCAAAGCCAGCGACTGCGAATAACCTGATGCGTCTCGAAGCATTCGAGCTTTATATAACTTTCTAATAGGAGAATTGAAATGCCAATGGTCGGTGGAAAAAAGTTCAGCTACGATGCAAAAGGTATGGCAATGGCAAAGAAAGCCGCTGCTAAAGCTGGCAAGGCAATGACGATGACAAAAGCTAAGAAGAAAAAGAAGTAAGAAGATCGAATGAAAAAGGATTCGCGTCTTAGTCGTGTGGGCGTTGCTGGCTATAACAAGCCAAAGCGCACACCATCGCATCCAAAGAAGTCACACGTTGTGGTAGCTAAGGAAGGCGATAAGATTAAGACGATCCGTTTCGGTCAGCAGGGCGTTATGGGTTCACCCGCCAGCAAAGGCGAAAGCGAATCCAACAAGAAGCGCCGTGCATCGTTCAAGGCTCGACACGCAAAGAATATTGCTAAAGGCAAGTTGAGTGCAGCGTTTTGGGCTGACAAAGTTAAGTGGTAGCAGTGTGGTGGTGACGCAGCACTAATATTATGTTAGATTACTAGTATAGGAGTAAAATATGATAGCTCGTTCATTTTCGCCTGTTACAACTGGCACTGTAAATATAAACGTCTCTGGATCATCCCAGCGCGTTCTTGTTGAAAACCGCAATAGCCCAATCACTGTTCGCATTGTCAACAATGGCACGGCGACTGTGTGGCTCAATAGCGGCGATGTAACTGTGACAGCAACCACAACTACTGGCTTTCCAGTTGGCCCTGGTGTGCATGAAGTGTTGACGTTCTCACCTGGTGCTAACGGAGACCTTTACATTGCTGCTATCGCTGCTGGCGCTACTGGGATTATTTACTTTACGCCAGGTGCAGGTCTCTAATGTCGATCCATTGGGGAGGTCGTGGTGCTGGGCATATCAGCCGCTGGAGCGCATCTACAACTGGCGTTCCAGCGCTAGAGATTAACTTCCTTTCGGGCACACTCGATCCCCGCATTACGTTCTCACGCAGCACAACAGGAACCTTTGTCGGCAGCAACGGATTAATCCAGACGGCAGCGATTAACGCGCCGCGCTTTGATTACGATCCTTCTACGCTTGCGGCAAAGGGTTTGCTGATTGAAGAAACACGCGCAAATTTGATTACGTATTCAGAAGAATTTGATAACGTGATTTGGTCTAAAAATAACGTTTCGGTAACGCAAAACACTGCAAACTCACCTAGCGGCACACTTACCGCTGATTTGGTAAGTGAAGTTGCGGTTCCTACGTCACACCTTTGGACGCAAACAATTTCGTATACTTCAGGTGTTAGCTATACGTTTTCGGTCTATATGAAGAAAGGCCCTGGCGCTACTGCCCCAGATTGGATGCAGCTTACTTTCGGTAGTGCTGCATTTGGCGCATCGCAATACGCTAATTTTAATTTAGCCACAGGGGCTGTTGGCACTGTATTGGGTGGAACTGCGACGATCCAAAACGCAGGTAGCGGTTGGTATAGATTGTCATTTACCGCTACTGCCACAGCCACGACAACTACACCTGCCGCTTTAGCATTTATTAACAACACCAACGCTAGTGCAAGGCTTCCGACATATACAGGAGCAACCACCTCTGATGTATTGGTATGGGGCGCAGGTGTCGAAGCAGGCGCATTCCCCACCAGCTACATCCCCACGACTACGACCAGCCTGACACGCAATGCTGACGTTGTGAGCATGACGGGGACGAACTTCAGCGATTGGTATAATGCTAGTGAGGGGACGCTAGTTTCGCAATCGACATTCAACGGAAATAGCGCAGCGTTTCAGCGGTATGCTATGGCAGTATCTGATGGAAGCAGTAACAACCGCATAACTATGACGATTGCGTCCAGCACACAGACACGCGCAATCATTAGTACGGGCGGTGTTTTACAAGCCGATGTGTACAATACAGTGACTTCGACTTTTAACACCCCCATAAAAGCGGCAATAGCGTACAAAGCAAACGACATAGCGGTATGTTGTAACGCAGGGGTAGTGCAAAACGATACCTCGGCCACTATTCCGACCGTCAACGCAGCTTATATTGGCGGGTCTGAAAGCGGCGCAGGCGGAGTACAATTAAATGGAACGGTTGCAAAAATAGCCTATTACAATACGCGACTTTCAGACTACCAGCTACAAATCCTCACTCAATAGGATTGATTAATGCAGATTCCAATCCTCAGCGGTATATTCACAGACAACGGGCCAGACTTTAGAACGTCTTATCCTATAAACCTTGTGCCTGTTCCAAAGACAAATGGAATCAGTCAAGGTTTCTTGCGTCCTTCTGATGGCATTGTTTCTAACGGAACTGGCCCTGGCATTGATCGAGGTGGTATAAACTGGAACGGCATTTGCTACCGAGTCATGGGTTCAAAGTTCTGTAGCGTTGGTTCTAACGGAGCGGTAACTGTTATTGCTGACGTTGGGGACAATGGCATAGATGTATCAATGGATTACTCCTTCGATCTTCTGGCTATCGCATCCAACAACAATTTATTCTACTATGATGGAACAAACGTAACGCAAGTCACTGATCCAGACTTGGGCATCGTAATAGATGTTGTGTGGGTTGATGGTTATTTCATGACCACAGATGGCGAGTTTATTGTAGTTACAGAACTCAATGATCCGTTTGCAGTTAACCCACTAAAATATGGTTCAGCAGAAGCCGACCCTGATCCAATCGTTGCGTTGCTAAAATTACGCAATGAAGTATATGCACTGAACCGAAACACTATAGAAGTGTTCGACAACGTGGGTGGTGATCTATTCCCGTTCAGACGCATTGAAGGCGCTCAGATTGAAAAGGGCGCTACTGGCACACACGCTTGCTGCATCTATCTAGAGACCTGTGCGTTCCTTGGCAGCGGCTGGAATGAAGCTCCAGGCGTTTATCTTGGTGTTAATGCCAATGCTAACAAGATCAGCACTCAAGAAATTGATATGATCCTTCTGGAATACACTGAGGCAGAACTTGCGCTGGTGAATATGGAAGCGCGTAATGATCGAGCGCATGAGCATCTATATGTTCATCTTCCAGATCGTTCACTTGTATATGATGCCGCTGCGTCCAAAGAATTAGGGCAACCAGTTTGGTTTACGCTCACCAGCAGCATTGTTGACTTCTCTAAGTATCGTGCTCAAAACTTTGTCTGGTGCTATGACAAATGGCTGTGCGGTGATCCTACAAGCAACAATGTTGGCTACCTAGTCAAAGACATATCCACCCAGTATGGAGATGAAGTGCGCTGGGAGTTTGGAACCACCATCGTTTATAACGAAGGTCGCGGCGCTATCATCCAGCAGCTTGAATTGGTGGGATTAACAGGTTCAGTTGCTTTCGGCTCTGACCCAACAATAAGCACTAGTTATTCCATCGACGGAGAATCTTGGAGCCAAGAAAAGTTTATTAAGGCTGGCAAGACAGGAGAGCGTGCAAAGCGTCTTGTGTGGTTCCAGCAGGGATGGATGCGTAACTGGCGCATACAGCGATTCCAAGGCACGTCGGACGCGCATATGTCATTTGCTAGGTTAGAGGCGCAAATAGAAGCGTTGGCATTCTAATGGCAGTCGGGCCAACAAAATTAAGTCTGACCCGTGACCAGCTTGCATCATTCCTGCAAGACCATGAGCAGATCAAACAGTTTGAGCGGCTGTTTGCGACTGTTGATGATATATCCAACGTCACTCTTGATAATATAAACATTTCGGCTGGCAATGCGAACGCTAGTGCGAATGAAGCGCTGGCTTCTATCGAGGTGATGAAGTCCGTACTGGAGTATCTGGATCAAGCGCCAGCAGCAGCATCGCAAGAACAGGTCGCAGCACTGCAAGAGCAAATCACAGCGCTTCAACAGATGCCACCACCCAAGCAGAGCCGTAACCCGCGTTATGGTTCGTTCTACGATACGACAACGCAGACAGCTGCCGCAATCAATACGGCGTATGCTATGACGTTTAATACCTCAGACTTGTCCTATGGCGTCACACGCGGCACACCAACATCACGCATTTATGTTGACACGCCTAATGTGTACAACGTTCAGTTTTCAGCCCAGGTTGATAAGACTGCTGGCGGCGTTGGCTTAGTATGGGTTTGGTTGCGTAAGAACGGCGTGAACGTTCCTGATAGCAGTGGCCAAATCCGTATCCAAGGAAACAACGCTGAAGTTCTGGCTGCGTGGAATTATGTCATTCAGTTAAACGCTGGCGACTATATAGAATTAATGTGGGAAGTTGACGACACTTCGGTTATTCTGTTGGCTGAAGTGGCATCGGCAATACACCCGTCAGTCCCTTCGGTCATTCTAACGGTGACTGACAATATAAGCGCTTTGGAGGTATAAATGGCTGTTTCAACAAGAGTTCTAATTCCAGCAAAGATTGCTGAGAATGCACAGACAACGCAATACACTGCGACGAACGTCACAGCTATCATCGATAAGTTTACGGCGACTAATTACAGCGCAACGGCTGCAACGATTAGCGTAAACTTGGTCACAGTGTCTGGCACTGCTGGAAACGACAACCTTATTGTCAAGACCAAAACGCTTCAGCCATCAGAGACCTACACGTTCCCAGAGCTAGTCGGTCAGGTGCTTGCGTCTGGTGGGTTTATTTCAACTATTGCGGGAACGGCTACAGCTATTAACATTCGCGCATCTGGTCGGGAAATAGCATGATGAAAAAGCCAATGATGATTATTGAAGGTTTTGCTGGTCTGCGTGAAAGCGAACCATTTATCTCAGCCTCTGAGAACAAGAAGAACACCAAGATCGTGATCGACGATTGGATGCTTGGCCCTGAGAACCCTAGCAACGAGAAGGGCGCTAATCCTGAATACTGGATCGCGCTTGGCAAGGCTATGCAAGTGGATGAGGCTGAAGCCCGTCGTCGTCGCTGCTCGAATTGCGAGTATTACGACAACAGCACAATGACCCAAGCTAAGATGGAAAAGATTCCATTTAACGAATGGGACGTTGACGCTGGATTCCGTGGCTACTGCCACAAGTTCGAGTTCATCTGTCACGATCTTCGCTCTTGTCAAGCACAAGAAGAACGAGAGTTTGAATTTGAAGATTGATTGTGATATGGCTGAGACACAGAGCTTTAAAGAGCAGCCTGTGGCTCATTTCGTAAAGGTGATGCCGTGACTGCTATATGCCGCACAAAAGACATTAAGACAGTCAAAGGCACACTCATTGAGCCTTTGACAAAAGCTTTTAATGAAGCAGATGTTCAGCGTTTAGAGTCGGCATTTCTTGACCTTCCGCAAGCTGACTGCCCTATCACGCATCGTTTTTCTCCAGGCATTTACATTCGTGAAGTAGTGATGCCAGCAGATTCATATGTGGTTGGTCATCATCACAAGACCGTTCACTTTAACAATATGCTCACTGGTCGCCTTACTATCCTAAACGAAGATGGCACAAAGACAGAGCTGGTAGCACCTCAGTCGTTCATCTCACCGCCTGGTCGCAAGATAGCCTACATTCACGAAGATGTGATCTGGCAGAACATCTTTGCCACTGATGAGCGTGACGTTGAAACGCTTGATGAAATGTTCCTAGACAAAAGCGAATCTTGGCAGGAATCAAAGAAGTTTAACGAGATGTTGTTGAGCTTTGACCACTCTGAAGACATTGCGGACTTTTACGCAGCGATTGAGCAGTTTGGTTTTGAGCCTGAAACGGTTCGGGAAATATCCGAATTGGAATACGACCAGATTCCATTCCCGCATGGCGAGTATAAGGTTGCGGTTGCTGACAGCAATATTGAAGGCAAAGGATTGTTTGCGTCTGGCAACATCCCACAGTTTGAAGTTATCGCGCCAGCATTGTGCGAAGGACTTCGAACACCAGCGGGGCGTTACACCAACCATTCTAAAAATCCGAATGCAATGATGTTCCGTATGGAAAATGGTGATATATACCTTGTTGCAATGCGTGACATCGCTGGATGCAAGGGCGGCAGCAACGGCGAAGAAATTACAGTAGATTATCGTCAGGCTTTAATTGTGACGATAGGGGGATATTGAGATGAGTGCAGTAGCAGCAGCAGTTATTGGTAGCGCAGTCATTGGCGGCGCTGTTTCTATGAGCGCAGCAAGTAAGGCGGGTAAAGCGCAAGTTCAGGCGGCTGATAGATCGGCAGAAGAACAGCGTGCTGCGCGTGAGGAAATGCGGACGCTGCTAAACCCATATGTATCTGCTGGTACTCCAGCTTTGCAAGCGCAGATGGCGGCACTAGGGCTTTCAGGTCAAGAAGCGCAGCAAGCATATGTCACTGAGCAAGAGCAAAGCCCAATATTCCAATCACTAGCACGGCAGCAAGAAGAAGCTCTCCTGCAAAACGCTTCGGCAACTGGTGGGCTTCGTGGCGGCAATGTTCAAGGAGCATTGGCTCAATTCCGTCCTCAATTGCTGAATCAGTTCCTTGAGCAGCAATATGGTCGATTGGCTGGACTTTCAACTCTTGGCCAAGCTTCTGCGGCTGGTGTAGGAACTGCTGGTATGCAAAGTGCAAATCAGATTGGGCAAGCTTACACGCAAGCAGGACAAGCAAGAGCAGGTTCCATAATGGGCCAAGCTGGTGCTTTTAATCAGGCGCTTGGTACAATAACTGGATTTGGCACAAGTGCGGCTGGACAAGCAGCAATAGGGAAGATTTTCTAATGGCTGAACCGTATAACTATAACATTGCATCACCCACTGATGCTTTCCAAAAGGCATATGCATTTGGCGATGCCATAGCAGCGAGAGATGCAGAGCAAGCAAGGATTGCGTCAGAAAAGCAAAAAGTGCAAACTGCTCTTGAATCTATTATGAAAGATAGAACACCAGAGAACCTTGCTAGGAATCTTCTTCTTGTTCCGTCAATCAAAGAACAGGTTTTGGCAAGTGAATCTATATTAAACGACGCGCAGCGAACTGCTGACAACCAGTTCCGTGCAGAAGTAATAGGATTGGCTAAAGGCGGAAATATAGAAGCTGCTAAAGCTCGTTTAGCTGCACAAGCAGAGGGTTATGCAAACACGCCTGGCAAAGAAAAACAAGCGGCTGCAGCACAGGCATTGTTAAAGAGTTGGGATATTGATCCTGACCCCATTGTTAATACAATGGAAATTCAGTTAGCTATAAGTGACAAGGACTTATACAAAACATTATTTGACAATAGTGAATTAACCGCATTCCAAAAGAATTTAATTGCGGCTAAAATTCCCATTGATAGTCCTCGCGGCATTGCTCTTGCCGAAAATTTTGCAGTCAATCAAGCTGATCCGCTTGTTGAGATAATGACACCAAACAATACAAAATTTGTTGGGCCTCGATCTGAATATTTTCGCCGTTATGGTGAAAATGCTCCGCAACCAAGAACTATTCCGTCGCCCAAAAGTGCGGCTGAACGCGATGCGCTTCCCGCTGGTACACAGTATTATGCGCCTGATGGGAGTCTGAAAACGAAGGGGGGTCAGACTAGCACAACGCAGTCTGGTAACTTTCAAGGGCAGTGACATTAACCCGATTGGTGATCTTGGAAAGCTTGGGTTTGCCCCAACAAGTGGATTCAGAACTGAGAAGCATCAACGGGCTTTAGTGAGGCAAGGGATGACAACAACTGCTCGCGGCTCACATCCAGAAGGTGACGCATTAGATTTTATGCCACCCAAGGGAATGAAGATGTCTGAAGCGATTGCTTTGGTGAAGCGAACATACCCAGGCACTCGCGTTGCTGCTAGTAACAAAGGTGCATTACACATAACCTTCCCTGGCTGGGGCAAGGCTCCGGACGTAAGTCGTTCTCGTGAAAGATATGGTGATTAATATGGCGCAAGAATGGTGGTCAACTGACGAAACTGTGCAACCGAAACAATCGGTTTCCGTTGGCGTTGAAATTCCAAAAGAACCCGAAAAGCCTGAAAAGCCTACAGAAACGTTCAGCATAGCTACAACAGAGCAGAAGATTGCTGCTGGGCTTGATCCTAATCGTGCGTATCAAGTGAACTCAGTAACAGGAGAGTTTAAGGACGTTAGCGGTCAGGCTACTGCTCCCGCTGCTGGAACGCTTGATCCAAAGACTACAGAAGGTC